TTGAAATGGAGGGCGAACACTTTCCCCGTGACACCCAGTTTTTCGCGCAGGTTGTACAAAGTTTCGCCCTGCTCCTCGGTGATCAGGCCGTCAGAACCGTCGCCAGAGTGATCAGGCGGGGCGCTGGCGGGCGATTGGGCTGCCGGACGGGTGGTAACGAGGGGTTTGACCGTGTAGGGCTTCTTATTGGCCTTTGTCATGGTCAGCGCGAGAGTGATCGGCGATTCAATGTCCGACAGATGGCTGATGCGGATGCCGCCGACCTCCATACCGCCCCACTTGACCGACGGATCGCGGTACAGCGTCATCGAACGGCCGGCGTACTTTTTCGAGTCTGGCCCCCATGCCGTCACCAGCACGCGGCACATAGATTTGCAGGCTTTGTACGGCTTGCCCTTGTCGCCCTCGAATGAGATTGAAATCGGCTGTTCCTGACCGGGGCGAATCGTCACGCCGGTAACAGTGATCGTGATCGGGCCTGCGATCAGGTCGTCCGCGTTCAATTGGTCGGACTTCGGGATGATGGTTTGCGCCATGTCGTTCATGAGTACATTTCCTGTTCAATTCTGCGTTCGGTGGGGATCAGGCGAGCATGCGATTTCAGTAGGGTGCTGTATTGCTCCGCAGCTTCCTTGATGCGGTTCTCAAAAGCTGTAGCTGCTGCGACGATTGCCTGCTGTATCTCGGGATTCGGCAATACCCGCACTGTCGCCATGGGCAAGCCGCCGCAGTATGAGATGAGGTCGCACCACTCCCGCTCACTCACTAGCAACCCGGTTTGCACCTGAACCATGAACTCGGGCGCAATCGTTGCCCTGTTCACGTACTCAACTATCGTTTGCATTTGCAGGCGCTGTTTGCGGGACTTGCATTCGAGCAATCCCTCATCACCCACCAGGGCGTCAGGCGAATATCCCAGCGTGAACCCCCATTTATCATTGGTGACAAACCCGACGCGTTCGATCGGTGCGTATTCCTTGGCGTACAACTCGACCGCCTCAACCTCATCTTCCATACCGCGCAACATCGCGTCACCTACATAGGATGGCTCGACGTAGCCAGTGACTCGCTGCGCCAGCAGTTCGTAAAGGTGCGCGCTTTCCGCTGCCCCTTCAGCCGGCGAATATTCCCGCTGCTTGTATGGCTCACCGTTCTTTTTGACGCGGGTTTCTTCTTTCGGGATGCGGAAGATCAGGTGCATCTCACTTGCGGTCAACAGGCCGCAACGAGCCGCGTACCATTCGTCACTCCCCTGGATCATTTCCTTGTGATAGACGATGGTCATGCCCGCTTCCCCCAGCGATCGGGCGGAACACGACCCTCTCTGTATGCCTGCAGAATATTGTCCCGGTAGGTGCCTTCAAATAAATGGCCGGGATTGACGCACCCGCGATTGCTGCAGGAATGGCACACCAAGAGACCGTCTTTTACCCGGCGCTTGTTATGCAACTCGAAGGAAAATTTGTGAGCCGACACGTTTCCATGCTCTCTCGTTCCCGCACCAAGATAGCCGTAGCCATTTCCACCGCGAGAGCCGATCCACTCCCAGCATTCATCATTGGCGGCGACTGCAACCTTTTCCCAGAAACGATCAAATAGCGATTTAGCTTTTCTGCTCACAGAAAAATCCTCGCATATTGACGACGGAGAAAGCGGCGGATGCGTTCACGCCACGGCGGTTTGATGTACAGGTAAGGTGTCACTCGTCGTTCTCCTCATAGTCAATTTCCGGCCCACGCTGATAGAAACTCCCGTCCGCACGTTCCATCAATCCGCCGGGATGCTCAATCTCATTCCCCCGGTCAATCGGATACCGGCGCTGCAACCGATTAACCTTGCGTATCGCCTTGTTGATGCGGTCGGGGTCGAAATCGTCGGTCACTTGAAAACTTTCCCGGTGTTCGTTTTGAACTGAACGGCCGGAAAGCATGCTCCAGTTTCGCGGCAGACCAATTCCCAGCCAGGCAGCGTGAACGACTTGCATTGCTTGCGAGCCTCACGCACGGCATGCTCCAGTTTCGCGGCTTTGAACGCACCGACCGGCACCTGTTGACCTTCGCGGCGGATGTCAAAGGTGAACGTCGGTAATTCTTTTTCTTCTTCGCTCATGCTGCCACCAGAATTTCAAGTTTGAACCGGAGGCACTCGTTGTAGCTGCCACGCATAGCGATGCGATAGCCGTTGCGCACGTCGCATCCCTTGCAGACGATGACATTGTTGTTACGGTCGATTTGCGCTGTGTACATGGTCGTCTCCGGTTCGTTGTTGATGAATAGGATATTGCGCTCACAGTTTACCGTTGTCAACTACTATTTGAATTATTTGTAAACTTGCCAGTTGACAGGCGCAAACCGTCAATGTTATGGTGCGCGCATGACGGATTCCCAGATCATTGACAACATCGGCGGCACTGACAAGGTGGCCGCCCTCTGTTCGCTGAAGAAGTCGGCGGTGAGCCAATGGCGCAAGCGTGGCATTCCGCGCTCATGGGTGCTGTACTTGAAGAAAGCGCGTCCGAAGGCATTCCAGGCGCCCAAATGATCAAATTCCTCGCCCTCCTATTCGTCGCGATACTGGCATTCGCGCTGTTCGTCAAATGGATGGGCGATCCCTTCGAATGAGAGCCGCGCGTGTCGACGGAAACCAATCTGCGATTGTTGATGGACTGCGAGCCGCTGGTGTCAGCGTATTTGTCACGTCAGGTATCGGCGGAGGTTTTCCGGACCTTGTGTGCTCTTACGCTGGACGGAACTATCTCATCGAAGTCAAGGACCCCACCAAGCCGAAAGCAGACCGGCAACTAACGCCCGAGCAGGTCAAGTTCCGGGATAGTTGGCAGGGTCAGTATGCCGTCGTAGAATCGCTGGAACAGGCTTTACAGGTAGTATTCGCGCCCGCATGCTCACACGGCCAGTGTGTGCCCGTCACGGGTAAATGACGGGGCTCCTTTCCCATCAGTACCGGCCCGACGGACTAACTGTGCAGACCGGGTTCCTCATTCGCCGCCTGAAGGTGTCCCCCGCGCGCTTTGGCAGCCTGTACGGCCCGAACAACCCATGACGGGATACCTGGGCCACCCTCACCCGTCACACGCCCGTAGAAGCCGTCATTGCACTGCGAGCAGACCACGCGCACGGTGTCAGTCCGGTAGAAGGCCACGTTGATTTGGCCGGTATGCGGGCAATTTGACTTCAAAACGGACCTTTGCGCGATTTGTTCTGCAGATGGGCGAGCAGGCGATTCGTGCCGGCGATCATCGTTTCGTACATGAGCTGGTAGTCGTCGGCTAAGGCTTTGAGGATGCGGCGATACTCGGCCGGACTGACCAGTTCGTCAGGATGGCGCTCAAGGTCGCGGGCGCGTTCGTAGGGGGTCACTCTTCGAACTCCTTCATCACAGCCCATATTCCTGCGCCGAGACACGCAATGTGGATGTATGCCAGGAACATGTATCTCAATTCGTCCCCTTTTTGGACTGGCGCCCAGACAGTTACGCCAGTAAATGCGTAATAGACCATGCTGGCAAGTGATAGCAATCCAAGAAAAATGAGAATTTTGTTCATGATTGAATCCTCCATTCACCCTTGGCGCCCGCATCATACGGACACTGCGACGGACTGCGCGGATGAGCATACCAGCGCATCGGCTGCGGCCGCGTCCATGGCTCACCGGACGACTGCATGTTGCGGATCGGGTGCTTGAGGAAGTTGGTGGCGATCACGTCGACCTCTTGCTCAACGTCTCGCGAATCATCCGCTCGGCCATCGCGTAATCGACGGTGCCGCCGCGTTTGGCAGCTTGCATCAGCCAGAGGCAGCCGCAGAGGGTTTGTTCGAGGTCTTCGATGTAGTCGGTATCGGTGGCAATTGTTTGACTGGCCGCGGCGTTTTTCACCATGGACAGCGGCGTTGGCAATGTGTGAGTCGGCAGCATGAGGTTACTCCTTTTAAGTTGACAAACGCGTAATAGGCACGCTATATTGAGCGCATGAGTACACCGATGTCAAGTAAAACCGTTCAAGCGCTGGAGCTGGTCGATAGCAACCAGATGACAGCCTATGCCGCCGCGAAGCACTGCAAGATCGCGCTTAGCACCATTTACAGGGCGATCAAGCGGCGTGACAATCCCCCGGTGCAGGCAACACACGCCACGCCTGCGCCCTTCCCGGTGAAAGCCGGGCTTTTTATTCCTCCACGTAGCTTAGCGGGCAGAGTACAGTCATCGGCTGTGGGCGCAGGTTCGAATCCTGCCGTGGAGTCCCGTCTCAATGCTGAAGCGGCGGAACTTGGACTGGTCAGAACGGCCGGCGAGTCGGATGAGTCGCTGGGGGCCAGGATCGAGCAGTTGAAGCGGTTGAGGGCGATGTAGTTGACGCTTTGTTTCATCTGTGAAATACTATTTTCATGGATGAATTAGAGAAGTTGACCCGGGAACTCGCCCCGATGACCATAAGCGAGCTGAAAGCCGTCGCAACGCGCGGCGGCGTGCCTTGGCAGAGCGTGTATCGAATCGCTGCCGGCCGTACTACCAATCCCACATTCAGGACCGTGGAAGGCATTCGCCGCGGCCTCCAGGGGGCGCCATGCCCAACCGAATAGTGCGCGAGGGGATCCTGTCCAGCGAGCGCATTGACCGATTGCGAGGGTGGGGCTCGGAATGCTTTTATCGTCGCGTGCTGTCCATCGTTGACGACTTCGGCCGCTTCTACGGAAACACGGCGCTCATTCGATCCGCATGTTACCCGCTCAAGATCGATTCGGTGCGTCACGATGATATTGAGGACTGGCTGGCCGATTGCGTCGAGGCAAAACTCCTCAGCACGTACGAGCATGAAGGCAAGAGATACCTGCAAGTGATTGATTTCCGCCAACAACTTCGATCAGCGAAAAGCAAATTCCCCGATCCTCCCGGCACAACAACCAGCAAATGCGCAGCAGATGCTAAGCAGATGAAATCAAATGCGCACTTAGACGTTGACGGAGTCGTATTCGGAGTCGTATCCGTAGACGGAGGCGGAGGCGATATACCGCGCAAGAAGGGAAAGCGACAGCCATCGACCCCATTACCCCCCAATTTCGCCATCTCCGATCGGGTTGAAGCTTGGGCGAAAGAGAGGGGATACGACCGGCTACCGGAAAGGCTTGAGCAGTTCGTCGGCTATGTCAGGCGAAGCGGTAAGACGTACGTCGATTGGGATGAGGCACTGATGAGCGCGATCCGCGAAGATTGGGCAAAACTGACGAAAGGAAAAATCAATGGGCACGGCAATGCAAGAGACACCTCACGAAAGCGCACCATCAAAGGACTCACAGGATTTGACCCCGACGCAATCGAGGGCGTTTCAACCCGAACTGATTGAGCGACTCTTCGCGAGATTGGCAGCGATGTACGGCAACCGCTTCGCGGACATGTGGCGTGACATCAACATCACCGAGGTAAAGGCATGCTGGGCTCATGAACTCTGCGCCTATTCGGTTGAGCAGGTTGGCATGGCAGTCGATGGATTGAGGAACAACAACTTCCCACCAACACTTCCAGAGTTCCTGCACCTCTGCGAACAAGCACGCATTGCCAGGCCACGCATTTCAAAGTCGCCAGAGATGCCAGTCCTGATGCAGATCAGCCCTGAAGAAACCGAAGCCGCGAGATTGCGATGCTTTGAAACTGCGCAACGACTTCGACTGGTCAAGACGCTCAAGGAGGCAGTCGGTGAGCAGAACTGACGACCTCAACAAACTCGGCCAGCAGCACCAGATGCCGCGTAGACCGAATGAAACCGACCAGGACTACTGGTATCGCTTGCAGTTCAAGACCGTGCCACTCAAGAAGCCTCGCGCGCGAATACGCGGTAAACAGACCCTATGCAACTGAGTATGCATTTGCAATCGAGTTGCAAAAAGGTTTCACGTTTTACCAAGACGATCGAAGGGTCGGATGGTAACGCGCCGCTCCTCCTGTCCAGCCCGAGACCACCCCGTCCCGACGGCCACCGAGCGACCAGGCGAATGGCCGGCGCGAGGGCAAAAAGTGGCGCCGTCAGTGAGAGTGGTTCGCATCCTGCATGTAAGTCATTGATTATATGGACAACGCCATTTAACATAATAAAGATTATACGTTTGTGCAGTGCAGCAATCGCCCATTTTTCCCCTCGCGCGAACTCAGGGACTTTTCTTCCCTCCCCGACCCCGGCGTGGCGTTGAAGCTGAACGCCCTCCGCAAATGCCACCCCTCCACCACCTTTTTTTGAGATAGGATTACCCATGAGCCCAAAGAACGAATCGGCCCCGGTACGAGAGATTGACCTTGCTGCCCGTGAATACCTGGCAGAGACGGCAATCGCGGTCATAAACGAGCGGATGGGCAGTGATCCGCTGTCCGAAATCAAGACGCGGATTTTGCAAAACGTTCGAGCTGCGGAAAGTGAGCGCGGCCGAATTGTTCCGCTGATTGAGCGATTCACGAAGGAACGCGCGCTGATTCAGCGAAAAGACGGCGGGGACAATTTCCTTGCGTCCGTCCTGCAGGGAAAAATTGACCAGATGGAATTGAATCGGCTGCAGATTCAGCTGATGATAGCGAAAATGAACATTGCGCTCGAGATGCTGGCGCAGTACCACTACGTTCGGGAAGTCAGGGATGCGCCGGCTGATCGATTGCCCAGCCGACCGCTCCCAATGTTGCGATGACCGTCGACACCAACCTCCTCAAAATCGTCTCCGGGGATCGCGCCCTCGGTGCCTCCATGCTGTTCAAGCATCGGCATCCCCAGGAGTCGGCGCCGATGCACACGCAGATGATGGACGCGTGGTCAGGGGCCGATGAGTTCGTGCTGATCGAGGCATTCCGGAAAGCGGCCAAGTCGACGACCTGCGAAGAGGCTCTCATCATGGAAGGCGCATTCGGCAACTTTCACTATTGGCTACTGATCGGCGAGACCTACGACAAGGCGGTCCAGCGGCTGCAGGCAATCGATTACGAGGCGCGGACGAATGTGAAGTTGCATCACCTGTTCGGCAACAAGGTGCTGGCGCGGAAGTCGACCGAGAACAAGATGTTTTTCCGGTCCGGGGCCGTGATCCAGGCGCTGGGCTGGGAGCAGGAACTACAGTCGTTCAAACACCACGAATTCCGCCCGGATGGCGTCTGGCTGGACGACATTGAGAACAAGGAAAGCGTCCGCGATTCCGCCGCGGTCGAGGCGGGGATGCGGAAATTCTTTCTCGAACTCCTGCCGGCCTTGGGACAGGGTAAGCGCCGCATTCGCTTTACCCAGACGCGCCGTGCGGAGGATTGCATGGTCACGCGCCTGGCTGTGAATCCCGAATGGCTCTACATCGCTTTTCCGGTCTGCGATGGCGACCCGGATGACCCGAATACGAAATCGAACTGGCCGGGCAATTTTCCGATGGAATGGGTACGCCGCGAGAAACGGATGTACGAGAGCGCCGGCAAGCTGCAGGAATTCAAGCAGGCATTCATGCTCGATGTGAGCAACCCGGAAGGGAAGCCATTCAAAGACGAGATGATCCAGGGCGTCGACATCTCGCCCTGGCATTGGATGGCGCGCTATGCGATTTACGACCCCGCGCGGACGGCCAACAAGGAGCGGACCAAAAAAGTCGGCAAGTCGGACCGCTATGGGAAAGTCGTGGTCTCGAAGATGGGTTCGAAGATCTTAGTCCATGAGTCATCCGGAAACTTTTGGCAGCCGGACGAGATGATCGATGATCTGTTCGCGACCAATGAGCGGCACGCGCTGGCGAAACTGGGGATCGAGAAGAATTCCCTGGACGACTGGATCATGCAGCCGATCCGGCTGAAGATGATGACCAATGGCCAGTCACTGCCACTGGTGGCCCTGACGGCCCCGCAGGATCGCTCGAAAGAGGATTTCATCCTGGGACTGCAGCCGTTTTTCGAAGCGGGCGACGTGGTGCTGGTGGGTGGCCGGGTCGCGCATCCGCAGCTGGTCGCCGAGGCGCTGAACTTTCCGCAGGGCTCGCGTGATATTCTGAACGCCCTGGCCTATAGCCTGAAAATGTTCTCGGGGCAGACCGTGTATCCAGATTTCAACGCATCGAACATTGGCGAAGCGCCGGAACCGAAACGAGGAAAGACCGTCTATGTGGGATTTCATGCCAACGCTCACGAAACCGTTTGTGTTGCCCTGCTCCGTGACGGTCGACGCCTCACCGTCGCCTTCGATGCGGTGCGGACTGGTTCAGATGCCGTTAAGGACCTGGCTTTCGAACTCCGGGCCCATTTCCCCCTGGCCGCGTTTTCGATCTGGTCGCCAGCCGAAGTTCACGACCAATGGCAGCGTATCCCCCTTATCCCAGCACTTCGTGCCGAGCGCCTTAGCGTGTACCGGGGTGAACACACTGCAGTAGCGAAAGGGTGCCTGTCGGACCGGATTCGGATGGAATGGCATGGGAAGAAACTCCTGATCGTCGACCGGGATGCGAAACTGACCCTGAACTCGCTGTCGGTGGGGTATGCGCACGAAATCAAGCGCGGCGGGACGGTGGCGCCGCAGCCCGAGGAGGGGACCAGCCGATTGATTGCGGAGGCGATTGAGTCGATGGTGGCGATACTGGACAAGTCGCAGGACGCGGGGACGCTGCCCGCCGGCGCACATACCGCCGTGACACCGGACGGTTACACCTACGTGACCGCCCGCCCGCAAAGACGATGAAAACCTGCAACAAGTGCGGTATCGAGAAGTCACCGGATTGCTTTTATCTGGTGCATTCATACGAATGCAAGGATTGCGTAAAAAGCCGCGCCAAAAACTATTACTACCAAGCTCGCGATGCGGCTGGCAAAGGGCCGAGAAAACCCAAGCGCAGCCCTGAAGAAATCCGCGCAATAGATCGAGTAAGGTCCGCAAAATTCCGGAAGGAGCAGCCGGAACTTTCAAAGCAACGGCGCACGCTCGCCTGTCGCAGATGGACAAAGAAATATCCAGAAAAGAGCGCAGAACGCGCGCGCGGCAGGGAAGCGCAAAAGAAAGGCGCAACGCCGCGCTGGGCGAATAAATTCATCATGCAGGAGATTTATCATTTGTCATGGCTGCGAACGCGTGTCACAGGGCTGCAATTCCATGTTGACCATATCGTCCCATTGAATTCGCCGCTGGTGTGTGGCTTACACGTCGAGCACAACTTGCAAATTCTAGACGGTGGTAGTAACGTTGCCAAATCGAACCGTAGCTGGCCGGACATGCCAGAGTAAATTTTCCAGGAGATTCACATGGCTATCTCGAAAACGCACAGCAAAAAGGCTCCCAGCCAGTCCCCCGTGGACTTTTTCAAGCTCCAGCAACAAGGCGGCACGCACGGTAAAGCGACCAGCGTACCGGATAAGCTGACCGGCGGCCCGATGCGCGAGCAGATTTACGGCCGCAAAACCCTGTCGAAGCAGTAAACCGTGAAGCCCGGCGATTCCCTGCCCTTCGTGGCACCGTTCAGCCTGTCATACCCGAAGGCTGAATCGGTCTGCGTGGTGACGAAAGTCCACAAGGACGGCACTATCGACGTCATCGCCGAAGATGGTTTCGAGACGCCGTATGCGGCCGTTATGGTGATCGCTGATGGCGCCGACCATCCCGCCAATGGCCCCTTTGCCATTGCCCCGCCCGCTTCTGCGAAGAAGGAAAAGTCATGAAAGCGAAAACCGGAAAGAATCTGAAGATCAAGGATAAGCCCAAGTCGGTGTCGATGATGGGCAAGTCCACCGAGCCCTGGAAAGAAAAGGCCAAAAAGCCCGAGGCTGATGCGAAGCCGAAGAATCCGGGCCCCAAGTCCACCAACAAAAACGCCAAGTCGATGAACTCGGCGAAGATGAAGAAACTCACCGGCACGCTGATCTGATGGCCATCGGAAAAAAAAAGAGAAAAAATCGACCAAGCTGAAAAGCGCGGAGGTTGATAGCAAGGCCGCGCCTGACGCATTGGAGACGGGCGCGAAGGCGGAAAACTGGGCTGAAGACCCTGACGTCATCGAAGAGGCCAACAAGTTTTACCCGCTGATCGTCCAGCAGTTCGAGAATCAGTCCGAACAGTCGGATCGCATCGAAGAATATTTCAACATCTACAATGCCCAGCCGGACGAGAACCTGCAGTACACCGGGAACTCGCAAAGCTATGTGCCGGCTGTGCGCGACTGCATCAACGCGCGCGCCAAGCGAACGCTCAAGCAGCTATTCCCCGTCAACCACCGCCATGTGGACGGCGTGACGACCGACGGCAAGGTTCCCTATACCCAGTTGTCTCTCCTCGAGCATTACATCCGCACCACCAACCTGAAAACCATCGTGCGCACCGATCTGGTGTCTGGCGACGTGACCGGCCAATGGAACCTGATGGTCGAATGGTCGAAATCGAAGCGAAAGGTCACCAGCCTGGTCAAAAAGCCGCCAGTGATCCAGCAGATCGACGGAGAGGATGTGAAAGACTTGGGCCTGATCGATGTCGCCAGCGAGGACGAAGAAGGCACCGAGGAAAAGGAAATCATCGAAGAGGGGCCGGAAGTCATTGAATTCGCGACCGAGGACCTGGCCGTCATCCCGCCGACCTGCAACGACCTGCAAAAGGCCAAGTGCGTGGCGCTGCGCCTGCGCATGTCGAAAGAGGCGGTCCAGGAATATGTCGACGACGGGGTATTCATCCTGCCGGACGGCGCCGACATTGACGACCTGTTCAACCAGACCGGAAAACTGAAATCCAAGCGCGATCGTGCGAAGAAACAAACCGAGGATGCCGGTATCAAAACGAACGGCACCTACAAGCACCTGCTCGTTTTCATGGCCTACGGGAAACTGGACCTGGGCGGCGAAAGCAAGGAATCCGCAATCATGTATTTCGCCGGTCCCGACATGCCGCTGGGCATCATCCGGAATCCGCTGTGGTCGAAGAAAATCCCGATCCTGAGTAAGCCCGTCGAGCGGGTTGCCGGTTCGTTCTTCGGCAAGTCGAAAATCGAGCCCGTGAAATTCATGCAGTGGAACCTCTGCGACTTTTTCAACATGGGCCAGGATTCGGCCATGTATTCGCTATTGCCGGTCTTCGCGGTGGATCCACTGAAAACGCCGCAATGGGCAAACATGACGATGGGCTTGGCCGCAGTCTGGCCGGTGGCGCCCGCGGATGTGAAGCCTCTCCAATTCCCGCAGCTCTGGAAAGATTCGGCGGGCATCTGTGAGTTCATCGAAAAGCGCATCTGGGCGGCGATGGACGTGAACGAAATGATGATGGGCAAGACGCCATCGGGCCGCAAGAACAACGCCATGATCGGCAACATGCAGCAGGAGCAGGCTACCAACATTTCCGACAATGCCGAGGCATACGAGGAAGTCATGCTGACGCCACTGGTGGAACTGCTCTTCGAGTTCGACCAGCAGTTCCGCACCGATGACGTCATGATCGAGCAGCGCGGCGAGATTGGAGTCAAGGCCGCGATTGAGGTCATCCCGCCGCAGGAGTGGGACGAACGATATTTCTTCCGCTGGTCCGGCACCGCCTACCAACTCAACATGTCGCGCATGCAGCAGCAAATCGCCTGGGTGAACGTGATGAAGGGTATCCCGCCGCAGATGATGGGCGGCAAGACGCTCGACCTGTCGCCGATGCTGGAAGCCGGGACCGAGAACATGTTCGGGCCGGAACTGGCCCCGCTGATCCTGAAAGACGAGCGGAACATGTACACCGTGCCGCCGACCGTCGAGAACGAAATCATGCATAACGGTATGCCGGTGGACGTGCACGATGCGGACAACGACACCGAACACTTGCAATCGCACATGCAGGCCGCCAGCGCCAACAGTGACCCGCAGGGCATCTACAAGACGCACATGGGTGCGCACATGATGAGCATGCAGAAAAAGCGCGAGAAGATGCAGGCGCAGCAGGGCGGCCTGCCGGGAATGCCCGGCGGCGCAGGTCCGGGCGTCGCCGGCGCACCGCGGCCGGGTGCGCAGCCGATGCCGGGCCGTCCGGGGCAGCAGCCACCTGGCGCCGTCCAGCAAGACAACATGGAAGGCGCGCCAGGCCGTGGATAATTTCCTTGGCATTCCCGTGACAGTGGATCGATCCTCGAAGCGGTATTTTATTGCCGAAGCGCGCGGCATCTGGCCCTGCAAGCGAATTGTCGTCAGCCCGCATTTTTTGCTGATGCATCCGAATCACCAGCGCGCCGTGATCGCGCATGAGGCCGGGCATTGCAAAAACCTTCACATGGAGAAGCGCATTCTGGCGCTCCCATTCCTGTTCCTGGTGCCCGCGTGGATTCAAGAATTCACCCACGATCAGGAGATGGAAGCCGATGAATTTGCCGCGCGCGCAGGTTACGGCTTAGACTTGGCGGAAATGCTGGACCGGCACACCTTCGGCGAAAGTCAGTTCTACCCCAGCAATGCCACGCGCAGTTCACGTTTGAGGGAGATTTGCAATGAAATGGCTACTGCTTAAATTTCTGCGGCTCGGCATTGGTGCCAGCGAGGCGACCGTCACCGGACAGCGCCAGCCTTTGGGCTATTTCCAATGGACGGTAGGGGCGGGCGCAACACTTTTGTCCGCGCAAATTCCAGCCGCATTGACGACAGCGATGCGAGCCAAGGGCGCAGTTCCCGGTTTCGCCATCATCCAAAACAACGTGGCCGCATCCTCCGTGCGCTGGCGAGATGACGGCACGGCCCCCACCGCCGCAATTGGCATGGTGCTGGGTGTTGCAGAGCTGGATTACTCCGGAGATATTCTCAATTTCCAAGCCATCATTGCCACCGGCGCACCAGTGCTGGATGTGACACTGTACGCATGAAAATGAATTCCTTAGTTGCCGCCATTCGGCGACTTTTCCATATCGGCACCGGCGATATTCAGACGCAATCGCCCGCGTTCAATTTCGCCGGATTGCCCGTCGCCTCTGGTGTGGCACCAAGCAATCTGCTCTACGTTGTGCAAAACGGCCAGGCGTTTCAGATGCCGATGTCGTTGGCATTCAGTATTTTCGGTATTGGCGCACCTAATGCCTTGGCGTTGTCACTTGCCACCGCATATCAGGCGACCGATCCCACCAAGGCCGCTCTGGTCACCGTCAATATCACCTCAACCGCGTCTATCACGCTCGCCGTCGGGACCACCAATACCGCAGACGTTTTGATCGGTGCGACCAATGCCGTTGCGGGCGGCACCGGGTCCGCTATTGGCAAATATCGCAATAGCCAGACGGGTGCGCTCGTCGTGGGTGCGAACCTCAATACGGATTCAACGGTGCAATACACATTTTTCCTCCCCGCCGGTTGGTTTTTCGCCGTGCGACAGACTGCTGGCGCCGTAACCATCGTCAACGCTTTCGACCAATCCATCGGATAGTTGACACACACTTACATCCGGGAATAGAGTACGCACAATCGCACTGAGGAGATGGGCATGAAACTGAATAAAATCGCAGCATCGGTTCGCAACTACCTGTCTCTCGGCGTCGGCATTCCGATCCCCGCTCTGGGCTCGCAATTCCAGATTGATGGCAACATTATCGAGCCCGGCTCATTCCTGGGCGTGTTCAATCAGATTGTTGCCGCCGCAGTGGCTGCCGATCAGGTGCCCTTCACCACCAGCGCCGCCGCGTCGATCACGCTGACCGCGCTGCAAAACCTTGAACTGCGCCTGACCAACGGTGGCGCGGTCGTCGTGACGCTGGATTCCGCGTACAACATCGTCAACTCGCTCAATGGGCCGTTTGTCGGCCAAGCTTTCCCCTTCCAGATCGCAGCAACCGGTGCCACCACCGTGGCCGCGCCAACCCTGACAGGTTCCGGCGTCACGCTGTCCGGCACTACCACTGTTCTGGCGGCTGCTCAACGCTGGTATCAGGGTCTCGTTACAGATCGCGACTACCAGCGGCGCCGCACTCACCGCCGGCACCACCTTTACCTCGCTGACGCAAATCGGCACGACCAACCGCTACACCGTCGTTCTCGGCACCAACGCGATTGTCCCGACGGTCGGCCAGGTCATCTTCATCAACTTCACCGCCGGTTCACTGGCAGGTGTATCCGGCTGGTTCCCGATCGATCTGGTGTCCTCGGCAACCTCTTTCGTGATCACGATCCCCGGCGCTGCTGCCACCGCGACCGCCGCCACGCTGCCCGGCACGACCGTTGTTCCGGTTTCGCAGTACACCCCCGGTATGGTGGGCGTGTTCTCGCCGCTGCTGACCGTTACCGGGATGTACGCGACCGCCACCGCTGTCATCACGGTTTAAGGTGCTGCCATGTTGAAACGACTTGTGAAATTCCTCTCTCTCGGCCTGATTTCGCAGCCGATCGGCGGCATCGTGCCGGACAAGTCGGCTATTTTTGGCCTGATGGGCACCATGGCGAACTTGAACCTCTATTCGGAGGCTGTGATTTCGCTGGCAACTTCGGGCACGAATATCACCCTCACGGCGGCTCAAGCAATTATCGGTGTAACCCGCCTGACCACGGGTGCGTCCGGCGGCTTCACGATCACGCTGCCTTCCACGGCACAATTGTTGGCCGCGTTATCTCCCGCCACGATTCCCACTGATGGCACTTTCGCCATTCCGATCTCGTTCCAGAACGACGGCACCGGCCAGACTGGCACACTGACTGTGGGTGACGCGTCGACGACGATCACCGGCACCGCAACGATCGCCAACAACACCCGCCGCTTGTTCATGCTGACGGTCAATGCCGGCGGCACCACGATTTCCCTGCAAAACATCGGTTCCCTCGCGCTCTAAAGGACGACTATGCGCCTCATCTCAAAGTGGTATCTCTACCTGCTGGCGTTTCTGACGCTTGGCATTGAACCCGAACCTGATCCCGAGCCGGACCCGGAACCCGATCCTGAGCCGGAACCCGAACCGGATGACGATATTCCGGACCCGAATGCCGATCCGGAGCCAGAACCTGAGCCCGACCCCGAAGAACGAGTTCGCGCAGCCAGTGCGCGCGCTGAAGCCGCCGAGCGGCGCGCCGCCGAAGCGGAAGAGCGCGCACGCCGCGCCGCGCCGCCGCCCACGCCGAATATCGACCCCCAGTTTGCCGAGGAAGAGCGCAAGCTGGCCGATTCCAAGACTTCGGATCTGGAAAAATGGCAGATTCAGTCCAATCGCGCCATGCGCCAGTCCAATGCGACCGCGCACCAGACGCTCATGCAGGCCAAGGACTTGGCCGATAAGGCGGACTTCAAGGAATTGCTCGCCTCGAAGCCTGGCCTCGCCAAGCGTTACGCCGAGCGCGTCGAAGCGACCTTGAAGGAAAAGCGCGCGCAGGGTTTCAACCCTGACCGCAAGTTCATCCTGCAAGTGCTGATTGGTGAAGATGCCGTCAATGGCAAGCTCTCTTCGACCAAGCCGCCGAAACCCGCCGCAAAACCCGCTGTCGACCGTGGTCGCGCCAGTCTGCCGCGCGGTGATGTGCGCGGCCGTGGCGCCCCGAATTCCGAATCTGCAAAACGCCGTGCCCGTCTGGAAAACGTCATCATCTGAGGTCTATACCATGAAAAAAATCTTTCACATCCTTTGCGCTTTCCTCACCCTCGGTGTAGTCAATGCCGCCGCCGGCTTCTCGGCCGACGTCGAAAACTACATCCAGGAGGAAGTGGAACCGCTTGCGCGCCGCCAACTGGTTGCCTACCAGTTCGGCAAACCGCTGCATCTGGACGTGAATCGCGGTACGACCTACACGGCCAGCCGTTATCAGCGCCTCCCGCTGCCATTTGCGCAGTTGCAAGAGGGTGTGGCGCCGACCGGTGAAGCGATGACCTTGTTCCAGGTGTCCGCGACTGCCCAGCAATGGGGCGATTGCGTGATCATCACCGACGTGGCGAACCTGACCATCAAGCATCCGCTGTTCCAGCAGGCTATCCAACTGGTCTCAATCCAGATGCCGGAAACGTTCGAACGCAACACGTTCAATACCCTCATGGCCGCCAACCAGGTGAACTACGCCAACGGTCGCGCCAACCGCGCCGCACTGGTGGCCACCGACGTGATGAGCCCGCACGAATCAAACAAGGTCGTCGGCTCGCTGCTGACCTATGGCGCCCCTCGCTTCAACGGCGACGAGCGCGAGGACATGATGATCGAAGCGGGCGCTTATCGCGATCCGTCGAAATCCCCGGCTGTCATGCAGCACTATGTCGGCATTATCCACCCGCTGCCCGCGCAGGACATGCGCGAAAACTCGCAGGTGAATACCGCCTGGGCGTTCAGTGATGTGAATCGCCTCTACAACAACGAGCTCGGCCCATTCGGCGGCGTTCGCTTTGTGGAATCGAACATGGTCCCGTACTGGACTGGCAATGCGCTGGTCACGGGTACGGCGTCTGCTGTCGGTGGTTCGCTGGCAACCTCGGCCACCTACAACATCCAGGTGACCGCATCGCCGGTGCTGACCTCGGTCGAGCAGCAGATTTATC